TCCACCAACACTTTGAACTGTGACAGTAATTGTTCTAGTAGTCACGGGTGCAAACTCCTATTTTTATGCTATTCTTATAATCGCATTTGACGCATCAGCAGTTGGAAACTGTATTGTAAATGTCCCTGAAGTAGCTGTTTTATCTCCACCAAAATCTAAAACTGCAACTGCTGGATCACCAGAAGCTGAATCGTTATAAATTAAGGCACCTCTTGCTGTAAGTGATACACCTACAAAAGATAAATCTGCAAAATCTACAACAGCTGTATCTGTACTTAAAGCTGGTGTTACTTGCACCAAAACACTACCACCACTTGAATAGCCAGATGGTGAAGTTACTTGATTATCTGAAGTAAAAGATGTAGTTGATTTACCTAAAGTTGCACTTGAAGTATACATACTTAATTTAAAACTGTTTCCAGTTGGAGCAGCTGTAAAATTATGAACACCTTTTAAAACATCTGTTTTAAAAACATTACATACTGCACTTGTTGTTATCGCCATTTTTTTTCTCCTATTTATTATGGGGAAGGTGAAGGAACTTTTACTCTTGGTACGCCACTATCGTATTCGCCTCTTCTTCTTCTACCCATTTGTTGTAAAGCAAAATCTTGTACACTTATATTATACTTGTCTTGATACAGTTTGTACATATCCATAGGCCCTTTTAAATATGCAAAACATTCAACTAATACACCATATAATAATAATTCTTCTTGGTGTTGTGATAAAAAAGTATTATTTGTAGAAGTAAAATGATCAGGATCTTTAATATAATTCATTTGTATTTCATAGGCTTGATCTGGTACAGGTGCAAACACGATATTTTTATCGTCCCAGTTTGCATAATATTTTGGTTGTCCTGTAGCATCTGTAGGATTATATTCTGCGATAAAAGAAGTATCTCTTTTTTCTAAAAAATCTCTTGTACTACTGCTAATTATTTGAACAGAACGTATTACCAAACAATCGTCTGGTACATTTAAATAACGAAGTGTTCCTGTAACAGCAGTTACATATTCTCTCATGTCATCGTAATCTACTTTGTTTGCTATTTCTATTTCAGCATTTCTAATAAATTGATCTAATAAAGTGTCCGATAACACATTAGAATCTACTTCTGTGTAGTTTCTTATTTGAGTTAAAAAAGCTGAATGTGTTATACTCATGATATCACCACCGTAAAACCAGTGCCAACAGATACTGTTACTTCAACAGTTGTAAGTTTAGTGCCTAAAATGTTATCACTACTAGCAGGAGTCATACTTGCTCCACCTGTTATACCAGTATCTTTTGTTTCCGAAAAAAACCCGTTGCTTATGTATAGCACAAATTGTTTTTGTGTATCAGGGTGCATAGGTCTGACATTTGCTAATGCAATAGCATCTGCTCTTGTATGTCTTTTTTTAATTTGTGGGTGTTTAGGTTCAAACTCAGATTTATGTACAAAAGATCCATTCCATTCTTTTACCATTTCTTGATAAGGAAACTCCATACCTGATCTGTCCGATATTGCTTTTGCATATTTACCTCTTGCGTATGGCATTATGCACCTTGTGGGTAATAAGTTTGTGGAGTGATGTATACAGAAGTTCTTTGACCATCTTCTGTTAATGCTCTTTGTAATTCATCTTCGTATACTAACTTGGTGGTTTGTACTAATTGTGGGTTTTTTTTCATGGACAAATAATATGCCAGACCTGCAACCATGCAGGGTATAAATCGAAATACCACGTCTGCTTGATTAGTATATGCACCTGCATCTTCTATCCTTTTTAAATAATAATATTTTAAATATGTGTATGTACTTGCATCTGGTGTTTGATACAAAGTTATTGTAGGTGTTGTTTGCCTATCAACATAATACTGACTAGGTTGACCTTGTGCGCCTTTGTTTGGTAAAGCAGCATATTCACTTCTACTTATTTTAGTTAAAGACACTTCATTAGTAGAGGTAGTCAAACTTGTTGTTGTACTTATGTAAGCTTCTAATATGTCATTTGCATTACTTGGTGCAGTATACGTTCTAGTGCCAGCAGTTAATAATTGTTCTTTTAATTCTACTTTCCATAAATGAACACCTCTATTACCCCACTCAGAAAACAATATATTTAAACTTCTTCTCGCTGATTTTAAATCATACCCACTAGAAGTACGAACACCACAACGCTCATACGCTTCTTCAATGATGTCGTCTATGCTTAAATCAAATGTTGTTGTTCCTGAAGTTGCCATAATACCCTTATGTTATTTTAACCTTATTAGGCATTTTAAAACCACCTTTTGCCATACCACCAAATCTTCTTTTTGTGATACCACCTGTTTTTAAACCTGGTAAACCTTTTGCTTTGTTCTCAGCTTCTAAAGATTTGTTTTCTGCTAATTGTTTAACTTTTGTAACATTTTCCCTTCTTAATTCATTCAAATATTTTGTTAAAGAACTTTTTTTATTTGGGTCAAGACCTTTTTTAATTAAATCCTCTCTTGTTACAGCAGCTTTTAATACACCTGTTTTTTTGTCCGTAAAAACTGGAGTTAAATTTGAACCTTTGAATAAATCTTTAGCATCTTGTATATTTTTTGTTTTTTTAATTTGACTATAAGTAGGTGAATTTGTTTTTGATTTAATTTTGTTTTTATTTATTGTTTTACTTAAAAATGTAGCTTTACCTTTTTCTACATTTTTTTGTAATCTTGCTTTTTTTTGTGATTTTTCAACTGCTTTACTAAGCTGATTGCTTTTTTTCACAATTTTCTTTTTTTTATCTTCTGGTCCTTTAAATACAGTTGGTGGTGGAGAACCTTTAGGTCTAGCTCCTTTACCACGTTGTTCTACTGGTTTTGTACCACTTGCTAAAAACTTTTTAAAATCAAATGCCATAATATTCTCCTAACTTGAACCTTTGGTTTTACCACCACGTATCGCAGCTCCCATACCCCTAACTATAAACTTGCCTTGATCTGCTGTTGCGACTTTAGGGTCATCTTTCATGGGTTCATTGCCATATGCAGTTGCATATTTATTGTAAGCTTTTTTGTATGCTTCTGGATCTTGAATTGAAGGGTCTCCCTTAACTCTTGAAAACATTTCTTTTATTTTATCTTGAGTAAACAGTTTACCAATAAAAGCACCTTCTGGTTTCTTTTTCATTTTAGCTCCAGCAATTCTATCTGCTTGAGTTGGGTTAGGGTTTTTATCAATGCCCGCTTTTACAGACAACATACCAAAATCTACTGAATCTCCTTGTTTCATTCCTGTCGGTCTTCTTTTAGGACCTGCTTTCCTTCTCTTATATGCAGATGGAACAACTCTAAATTTAACTTTTTTAGCTTCTTCTTTTTCTTTAACTGATTTTTTTGTAATAATTTTACCTGTTAATGGATCAGCACTTCCCTTACCTATCTGTTCTTTAGGCTTTTGTACTTTAGGTTTTGTCGCACCTGAACCAGCTCCTGCAATACCTGCTTTCATACCTGCTACTAAAGCCCCATCTTTATTTCCCATAATTTTTTTTAATTGACCCATAGTCATATTAGGTTTAATTTTATCTTTGCCGTATTTTTTTTGTAAAGCTTTAATAAGTTCTCCTTTTTTAAAATCTTTACCTTTTCCTGTTGCTCCAAAATCCATCACAAAACTCCATTATAATATTTATCTACTATGCCACCTTTATAGGCTGCAAATGTTTTAACATTTGTTGGTTTACCACCAACACCTTGAGCTTTTGCTCTTTTTCTACTCACTGCACTTCTTCTTTGTCCTTCTGTCATTCTTCTAGCTTTTGCAAGTGGTACACATTTTGGATACTTTCTTTTCGCATCTGCTTTTTGTTTACTTCGTCCACACTTTGCATAACTACCATCTTTTTTCTTACTTCCTATGTCTACCCACTTTTGAGCAAACCATTTTTTTAGTCCTGACACTTACCCTATGCCTTTTATTAGATCTTTATAGTAAGCTTGTGCTGATGCATTTGTAAAACTCTCATCACCGTCAATATTTATTTTTAGATAAGAACCTGTTCCTTGTGGCGTCATGCCACCTTTTGCCATACCTTGTGTTTCTTTTTTAGTTATACCTGATGCTTTTTTATCTTCTGGTATATTATTTTTTTTATTCATTGATTGGTATTTCGCCATACCTGCTAAACCAAACATTGGTAATAACGCTCCTTTACCTCTAATGTCATCTTTAAACATCATAGCGGCACCTAAATTTGCTTTTTTAACTTTCATTTCGCCACCTAATTTAGCTGATCTAACTCTTCTAGCAGCACCCGCTACCTTTGAGCCAGATGGTTTTTTTCCTTTAAAGTCTTTACGTTTTACACCACTTGGGTCTTTAATTTTACCTGCGCAAATCTTTGATGCATACGCATTTGCATAAGCACTTGGGTAAACTTTAAATTTACGTTTTGCTGCTGCTTTTCCTCTTGGGCATAATTTTGTCATCGTATTCTCCTTATATTATTATAAACTTTTGTTTGTCTTGTGTCTACTTACCTAACTCTAATATTCTTTTTTGCAAGTCTGCCTTTATTACCTTGTACAATTCGTACTCTTTTACCTTTGCTATAAAGACCTACTTTTTTCTTTTGAGGCCCTTTAGTAATTTGTTGCCTCATACTTCCTCTATTCATCGCCATTTGTTTTTTATCCATCTATATGCAGCGTAAGTTGCCAATCCTAATACGATATAACATATACCATCAAACCATGATATGTTATGAACTGTTTCAACTAACTCTGGTGTTATATTATCCATTATCTTAATCTATACCTTGTTTGACCTTGTTCATTTTTATAAGCTTCTTTGTATTCATGTTTATTATTAGTTTTGTCAAAAGACACATGAACCCAACCAGAATGAGGTCCTTCTTTTTCATTATAAAATTCTAAAATCAATTGGTCGTAATTTAAATTATGATGTATCCAATCACTTAAATCTAAATTGCTTGTACCTAATACTTCTATATCTGCTGCTTGACCTACTACATGTTGTGATGTTGCACTACCACCTATTTTAGTATTTAATTCTTTACATCTAAAACCAGAACTTATAATCATAGGTTTTTGAAAATTATTTCTTACAGGTTGTAAAACACTTTCACATAAACTTTTTAAGTTTAAAATCTCAGTCATACTAGGTGTATTATCTATA